GAGATGAACACACCTCAAGCCATCACTAACATTACTCGTGCTATGAAGCGTTTAGCCCAGCGTATTGACCTTCCCATCATTATTACTACACAGACATTGTTGTGGAAAATGCGTGCTGGAAAAGTAACTGCTGATTCTATTGGTTACTCATCATCATTTTTCCAAGACTCAGATGTTATCTTGGGTCTAGAACCAGTTGAAGAAGACGAAAAAATTCGTTTGCTAAAGGTTGTTGCATCTCGTAACTGTGGGCCAACAGAAACGCCCCTTACATGGCGTTGGTCTACTGGTTGTTTCCACGATGAAGAAGAGATGATGAAGTGTGAGTTCTGCTCTAATTGGAGCGACTTAGATGATGATTGATGTTGAAAGAGTATTACTTTCTTTAGATATTTCACTTACCGCTCAACGTGGTGATGAAGTACAGGGTCTATGCCCAATGCACAAAGCACGTACTGGGCAAGAAGACCATAAACCAGATTGGTGGGTTAACACCACTACTGGAGTTCATTTTTGTTTTTCTTGTGGTTACAAAGGAAACATTTACACACTTGTTGCTGATGTCAAAGGTATGGACTATTTTGATGCCAAAGATTATATTGACGCAAGTGAAACCCTGCCTGTGGATGTACTGTTAAGGCGTATCAGAGAATTGCCACAGTACATGCCCTACGCAGAAGAAGTACTTGAGATGAGCGAGGCTCGTCTTGCTGTGTTTACAGAACCGCCTGAAGCAGAACTTAAAAAGCGTTTCTTGAAGAGGGATGCAGTTACTACACACCAAGTGTTGTGGGACATAAAGAACGAATCGTGGATTACAACTATTCGTGACCCAGAAACATCTAAGTTGTGGGGATGGCAAGAAAAGGGCGCAAGAGGTAGGTTCTTTAAGAATCAACCAGCAGGAGTCAAAAAATCTAAAACAGTTTTTGGAATTGAGTGCATGGACGAGGAACGCCCACTGATTGTGGTTGAGTCCCCACTAGACGCAGTCCGTCTTACTGGTTTGGGGCATAACGCTATCTCCACATACGGAGCAATCCTTAGCGAGGACCAAGCAAAGATTATGCGCCGTGTGCCTGTAGTGATTGCGGCATTCGACAATGACCAGGCAGGCAAGAAAGCCTGCGAGCAGATGATGGGTTTTTCACGTAAATACGGTATGGACTTAAAGTTTTTTAACTATGAAGGAATAGATGTTAAAGACGTTGGGGACATGACAGAGGCAGAGATTGCTATAGGTTTAGAGACCGCAAAAGATAGAGTCTGGGGCAAGGCAGCATACTTATGATGGACTTACGAGACAAAGATAATCCACTTCATGTTTGCATCTGTGGTTCTACTTTGTGGACCGTTCAAGCAATGTTTGAAGATGGAGAGATATCTTTGTACATGTTAGATATGGAATGTTCTCTCTGTAAAAGTTTAGCCACAGCGCCAACCCCAATTGATTATCGAAATGTTTAAAGGAACTTTATTTCCATATCAGCCAGAGGCTGTAGACCGAATGGTTGCTCGTAGGAAGATGCTTGTTGCATACGAGATGGGTTTGGGAAAAACTTGCATGACAATTGCTGCGTTAGAAAAATTAAAAGAAGAAGGAACACTTACTAAACCAACCCTTGTTATTGCGTTGTCTAGTTTAAAGTATCAATGGCAAAAAGAAATAAACAAATTTTCAGATGACTACGCTTCTGTGGTTGATGGCTCTAAAGCAACTAGAACTATTCGTTGGATGCGAGACATGGAATGGGAACAACATACTGGTTACATCATTGCTAACTATGAAACTGTTGTTGCTGACTGGGACATCATTAAAGACTATGACTGGGGCGCAATCGTGTGTGACGAAGCCACTGCTATTAAGGGGTTTAAGTCACAACGGTCTAAAGTTGTAAAAAAACTTTCTAGAAGTATACCAATTCGTTTTGCATTGACTGGAACCCCAATTGAAAACGGAAGACCAGAAGAGTTGTACAGCATTATGCAATTTGTTGATGATTCTGTGCTTGGTCGTTTTGATTTGTTTGACCAAACGTTTATTGTAAGAAACCATTTTGGTGGAGTTCAGCGTTACCGCAATCTCCCTATATTTCATCAAAAGATGAAACAAGTATCAGTACGTAAAACACAGAAAGACCCAGATGTAGCACCTTATTTACCAGAAACAATTCATTTAGAACCAGACGTAATTGGTTTTGATAAAGCAAACAAAGAGTTATACGACATCATTGCTACCGAACTCCGTAGCGATTTAATAAACGCCCAAGAGTTGTTTGGGGGTTCTTTTTCTTTAGAAGCGCACTATGGAGGAAGATTTCAACCAGGAAATCCTGCAGATGAAATGCGTGGAAGAATTATGAGCAAGATAACCGCTATGAGGATGCTGTGCGACCACCCAGATTTATTGCGCAACAGTGCTACAAAAGCCGCTGCAAAAGACGGAGAAGGCTCTGAGTACCTTTTAGGGTTATCTGAAGAAGGACGCTTAGATAAACCAACTAAGTCACCCAAACTAGAGACTTTGCTATCGTACATAGAAGACCACTTAGATAGCGATGAAAACGCTAAAGTTGTTGTTTTTACTTGCTACCTAGGTATGCTACCTATCATAGAATCTGCTCTTAACAAAAAGAAGATAGGTAACACACTTTACTCAGGATTGATGAATTCTAAGGAAAAAGAAGAATCTAAAGTTCTTTTTCAAACCTCTAAAGAAGTTAGGGTACTTATCTCTACTGATGCTGGTGGCTACGGGGTGGATTTACCCCAGGCTAATCTTCTGATAAACTACGATTTACCTTGGTCATCAGGTACAGCAGTTCAACGTAACTCCCGAATACGACGAGCATCCAGCACTTGGAAGAGCGTCATTATTCAGGACTTCCTTATGGAAGGTTCTATTGAAGAACGGCAATACCAAATGCTCAATCAAAAGACGGCTGTAGCAAACGCCATTATTGACGGAGAAGGCATAAACACCAAGGGTGGTGTAGATTTAACAGTAGGAAGTCTCCTGAACTTCATTCAGGAACGATAGGGGGAAACATGGCAAAAGTATCACCAGCAGAAAATCGCAACTTAGACGAGACAGATTTAATTGCTCGCACAAAGAAATACGCATTTTTAAAAGCACAACTTGATTATCTAGAAAAAGAGCAGAAAGCACTTCGTGAAGAACTGTTTGAAGTTCTAGATGGTGAAGGAGAAGTTGACGATAAAGGAAACGTAATGATTCAACTCCCACAAGAAGTTGATGGGTTTAACTCAATCATTAAACAACGTCGTGTTACCCGCAAGGTTGATGAACTAAGAGCAGAAGAAATTATTACTGCACACGGCTTAGAAGATACTCTTTATAAAACAGTTCGTATGGTTGATGAAGATGCATTGATGGCTGCTTTGTATGAGGAAGTTCTTACAGAAGCAGAAGTAGATGAAATGTACCCATCTAAAGTTGTTTGGGCATTGGTACTTAAGAAGTAACTATGGCTGGTCTACGTGGTCAAGATGAAATTGAAAAGGCATTTGCCGATTTAGAGTATCTTCCTGGTTCAACAAAAAAGAAACGTAGAAAAGAAGACCCAAAGGTTTCTCGCCGTAAGGCGGGAGAAACAAATGGTTGGGATGAAAACCCAGTCACTAAAACATTAGGTGGAAAAGAAACTGAAGTATTTACTCTTAGCGCATTAGCACATGCGCTAGAAAAATCTTTAGTAACTATCCGTCTATGGGAACGAAAAGGATACATACCTAGAGCACCATACAGACTTCGTGCTAAAACCCTTCAGGGTAAGAAGACTGGTGGTAATCGTGTGTACACTCGTTCATTAATAGAAGCCACGATTAGCGAATTTGCAAAACGTGGACTTTTAGGAACTGCTCGTGTAGAGTGGAACCAACACGAAGACCTGACAGAGGCTTTGATAAAGCGCTGGAAGGAAATCACATCCATCGAGAGCCAATAGGCCTCATTACCGAAAGGAAACAAATGCCAATCACAAAACCAGCGGTTGAAGCCGCAGACTATCTTGAAGAAGATAGTGCAGAACTCCAACCAAAAGTTGGAACAACAGTGCAAGAAGGCTGGGATGCAGCCGAAGCACTACTCAAGGTAGAAACATCTGAGTTCCCAACAGATTTCCGTTTCTCCGAAGAACCACAACTTGTAAAGTTTTTACAAGACCGTCCTTTCGCAACTTACGAACAACACTGGATTGAACGCCCAAAGGGTAAGAAGTCTTTTGTTTGTATCGGTGATGGTTGCCCACTCTGCGAAATCCTTGGTGACAAGGCTCGTGGAAAATTTGCGTTCAACGTACTTGTACTTTCGGGTGGAGACTCAACAGTTCAAGTCCTTACCGCACCACCTTCTCTAGCACGCCAAATCAAGAAGGCTCATGATGATGAGCGCAAGGGACCTCTTGATAAGGAATTCTGGGAGATTTCTCGCTTGGGAACAGGCCCTACTACGCAGTACACCCTCAACTTCGTACGTGGTCGTGACCTTGCAGAGGAATGGAAGTTGTCGCAAGACAATGTTACTGATGCTGTAGCAAATGCTGTTTTATTTACGGCAGAAGAAGTAGTTCGTGAGACCCCTCGCTCTGAACTTCTAGAAATTGCTCGCACATTAGCGTAGTACTTCCATAGATGGGGGGGCCTGTTAATTTCCGTTTCCAGGCCTCTCTATCATCAACCAAAAGAGGGATTTAAATGAACATCGTTACAACTAAAGAACAATTACAAGAACTTGTTGAGTTTTACTCCAAGGTAGATGGTTTTGCATTTGACGTTGAAACAGTTGGTGAAAACAGAATCCAACCCGTTGTTAACGATGTGCTGTGGATTTCATTAGCAACAGATAATCGCACTGACGTAATTCCAATGGGACATCCTAACGGTGATTTCTTACATTGGGATAAAGAAATGTTATTAAGCGGTCAACGTAAACTTGCTGCTGGCAAAGAGGTAAAAGATACAGATTACTCAAAGAACGAAGCAAAATGGACGCCAGTGTTTAGCACACCACCAGACCAGTTATTGCCAGGGGATGTATTTAAAGCATTAAAGCCTTTGTTTTTTAGTAACCAGTTAAAAGTTGGTCACAACATTAAGTTTGACCTTAAATCAATTGCTAAGTATTACCGTGGAGTAGTTGCAAGTAAACCTTACTTTGACACAATGATGGCAGCGTTCATTATTGATAACCAAAATCGTGGTTCATTAGGATTAAAAGATTGCGCTGAAAAGTTTTTAAAGATTAAAGTTGAAAAAGGTATTGGAGCAATGGTTGAAATTCATTCTTTTACTGATGTTGCTCATTATTCAGGGTTAGACGCCGAAGCAACTTGGAAGTTGTATAAATTTTTAGCCCCTAAGTTAGAGGGAAGTCTTGCTCGTGTATGGCGTTTAGAGATGGATGTAATTGCCGCTTTATGTGACATGGAGTTAACTGGCGCTAACTTAGACATGGTTGAACTACAGAACCTTAAAGACCGTTTAGAAATAGACATTGACTTATCAAAGGCTAAAGCGTGGAAGTTGGCTGGTAGAGCATTTTCTATGAACTCTGTAAAAGAAAAGCAAGAACTGTTGTTTTCACCTAAACCAGAAGGACGTGGAATTAAGCCAAACCTTAAGATTAAAGTAGCGTTAACCGACAAAGGTCAAAAAACTGTTCGTTCAGGTGAACAACTGACTATTTATCACTATTCAGTATCAGCAGAAGCAATGGAGTTTTATCGTTCTAAAGATGAGTTAGTAGATGCAATTATTGAGTATCAAGACTTAAACAAGTTAATGACAACTTATGTAATGCCATATTTAGGCGGAGAAATTACTAGAACAACAGCAGGTAAATCTCGTGTTATAGATAAAAAATCGCTCCTCATCAACGGCAGAGCACACACTAACTTTAAATCACACGGAGCAGAAACAGGGCGTTTTTCTAGTACTGACCCAAACCTACAAAACATTCCTAGCAGTGGAGATTACGGCAAGTTGATTCGTAATTTGTTTGTTGCTCCTCCAGGATACAAGTTAGTGGTTGCTGATTACTCACAGATTGAACCACGCATCATTGCGTCACTTTCACAAGACCCAGTTGCATTGGACTATTACCGTAAAGGTAAAGACATGTACACCGCTATTGGTGATGTTATGGGTGTAGAACGTAAGGTTGGAAAGATGTTGGTGTTAGCCATTTCTTATGGTGTTGGTCCAGAAAAAATTGCACGAAGTATTGACTGTACTGAAAAAGAAGCACGGGCATTAATTGACCAATTCTCAGAAGAGTTTCACGACATCATTAAGTACAAATCAAAAGTAATTAGAATTGCTAGAGGTAAGGGAGATATACCTTACGTAGAAACTTTGTTAGGTCGCCGTCGGTATTTGCCCGATTTAAAAAGCACTGAAAATGGCCTTAAATTTAGGGCCGAAAGACAAGCATTTAATACCATGATTCAAGGGTCTGCTGCAGATTTGATGAAATTAGCATTAGTTCGGGCACATTCTTGTTTTATTACTGAACCAGATGTGAATGTCGTATTGACTGTGCATGATGAACTCGTTACAGTTGCACGTGAAGATTTAGCAGAAGAGACCGCCGAAGCAATTCGGGACTCAATGGAAGGTGTAAAACTTTCAGAGATTATCGTTCCCTTGATTGCTGACATACATATCGTAGATAAATGGGGAGAAGCAAAATGAGTAAATTTATTTGCAAAATATTTGGTCACAAGATGTACAGCATTTCTTGGACACAATCTGATTTTACAGTTATTTGCACACGTTGCGAAAAACGTTGGGAAAGCAAAGGTGTAATTACAAATGAGTAATTCAGATTGGTGGGCAAAGCAATTAGGGACTAACACTCCTCAACCTGCACCACGAGTTAACAACAACCCAATGCCTCCTTCACAACAACCGATGACGCAGTACCAAGCACCACAGCAACAAGCGCCTGCGCCATCAAAAGCACAAAGTGTTAGTCAAACACAGCCGTGTCCTGAGTGTGGCGGCGGAAACTATATGTCTCCTAGTCAAACAATTGCTTTACGTTGTTACGACTGTGGTTACCCAGTACAGCAATCGGGTTCTCGTTACGGAGCACTAACTGGTGCTAAGGTAGAGGGAGCAGCAAAAGGTGCAATAGGAAATACAACAGGTGGATTTAATCCAATGCCACCAGGTTATAACTCAGATGGGACTAAGCAGTGATAAATGATGAAGCACGCAAAATACTCGCACAACTTAACAAAAAGTTTGGAGATGGCGTTGTCGTTCTTGCGTCTGATATTCGCCCTGACCTTATCCCTCGTATTACTAGCGGTTCTACTACTCTTGATTACGTTTTGGGCGGTGGGTTTCCTGGTAATCAGTGGAACGAACTTGTTGGTGAACCGTCCCATGGCAAAACTGCTTTGGCGCTTAAAACAATTGCGGCAAACCAAAGATTAAATCCTGACTACACCACAGTGTGGGTAGCAGCAGAACAATGGGTTCCAGACTACGCAACAATGTGTGGCGTAGATATGGAACGAGTTATTGTTATTGAAACATCTATTATGGAAGAGGCATACCAAGCCGTCATTCAATTTGCTGAATCAAAATCTGTAGACGCAATTGTTATTGATTCGTTGCCAGCACTATCTCCAATGCCAGAGATGGAAAAGGATATGAGCGAAGCAACAGTTGGTCGTGGAGCACTTCTTACCAATAAGTTCTTCCGTGTTGTTGGAACAGCAATGAAACGCAGTCTTGTTGAAGACGAACGCCCAGTATTGGGTCTCATCATTAACCAGTACCGTATGAAAATTGGAGTAATGCATGGAGACCCTAGAACAACTCCAGGTGGAGAAGGTAAGAATTACGCATTTTT